TCGTCATCCCCGCCGTCATGGACGGCGCCGGGGGTCATCTCCCGGCGACCGTCTCGGTGCGCCTGGTCGGGGCTGACGACCAAGGACGGATCGCCTTCCTGGCTACGGATCTGGCCACCGAATATCAAGACCTCGCCCTGCCCGCCACCGGCTTGACGCTGGACCTGGCCGCGCAGAGCGATCTCGCGTTACCCTCCGCGGCTGAGACCTGGTATCGGATCGAGATCCGCACCACCCACAGGCGCGAGGCCTATTTGATCCAGGTGCCCGAGTCAGGCGTCCCGCTCAGTCTGCGGGATATGGTGGGCGCAACCGAGATCCCGCCCGGATCTTTGCCAGCGGATATCGTCGCGGACGTACTGGAGGCTGCCGCCTCCGCAGAATCCAGCGCCACCACCGCCACCGAAGCTGCGGCTGCCGCCCTGGCGGATGCGGATCGCGCGGTCGAGTCCCTGCTGGCCACCTCCGCCCTGCTGATCGAAACCCAGGAATCCATCCTGGGCATCGTGAATGCAGTGGACGAGACCACCGCCCAGGCCGGCATCGCCACCACCCAGGCGGGGCTGGCCGCCGGCAGTGCTCAGGCTGCAGCTACGGATGCGGGCACGGCCCAAGTGCAGGCGAATAACGCCGCATTGGCCGCACAAACCGCTACCTCTCAGGCCGGAACAGCCACCTCCCAAGCCGGGATCGCCACCGGGGCTGCGCAAACGGCCACCACGCAGGCGGGACTGGCCGCGGGCAGTGCCCAAGACGCCAGCGAACAAGCCGGCATAGCGACCGATCAAGCGGGGATCGCCACCAGTCAGGCGGGCACCGCTACCAGCCAAGCCGGGACCGCAACGACTCAGGCGGGCAATGCTGCCGATAGTGCCACCCTGGCCCAATCCTGGGCCACGCAGACCGCATCGGAGGTAGTGACGGGGCAGGGCTATGGCGCGCTCAAGTATGCCGAGGATGCTGCTGCGTCTGCCGCTGTCTATGCGGGCGTCCAAGAGTCGCTTACCGCTATCGCCGCCGACCTGATCGTGACTCAATCCATTGTCGTTTCCCATCACGCTTTCGCATAGGCGCCCACCATGAGCCTCGAATCCGAAGTCGCCGCCCTGACCAGCGCCACCACTGATCTCCTCCAGGCGGTCAATATCTCCAAGGCCACCCTGGATGACGCTGTGGACACCGCCACCGCTCAGGCCACCCTGTCCACCGGGCAAGCCGCTCAGGTCAGCCTCATTTCCGCCCTCTATCTGGGAGCCTTATAAATGGCCACTTCCGCCACCTTCCCCTCCGGCGTTGCCACGGTACGCGCCCAACTCTTGCCCGCTGACACCACCGCCTGGAAAGACGTTTATGACAATTCCGCCGGCACCAAGGCCGTGCGAATTGAAGGCTTGGGCATCACCTCAGACGATACCTCAACCGTCAATATTCAATTTTCCATGCTGGCCAGCGCTGTCAACTACCTGGTTGGCACCGTGCGCGCGGTGACCCTCTCCGGCACCGACGGCGCAGCGGCTAAAATCAACGCGCTCACGAGCATTGGCACCATGGCGCCGGATGGTATCTATGACGTATGGGTGGGAGCGGGCGAGAAGCTGCAAGCCAAGAGCCTGGTAACTGTCACATCCGCAAAAACAGTGACAATCACTGGCCGAGCCCGCCTCTATGCGTAGATTCCCGCATGGCGGTGAGGTGCTAGGTGCGAGCCCGGCTAATCCGCTCCTGGCGCCCGTGCTGCGTTATGAGATGGTCCTAAGCCGCCAGCAGGCCCTGATTGACCTACAAGCCATCCAGCGGATTCCCGGCCTCGTCGGCTACTGGTCCGCCGATCCTGCGTATCTCTACCAAGACTCAGCGGGCTATATCCCCGCCAGCGTGGGTGGCGTCGTTGGCCAGGTGCGCGATATCAGTAATGCGACTACGCCAGTGGCGCGGCGGAATTTGCTGACGTATTCAGAAGACTTGACAGGCAGCAGTATTGTTGGCACGGCAACCATAGTAGATGCCATCACCTTGGCGACCCCAGCCGCGAATGACGGCACCAACAGTTTAGTTGTTACGGGTGCGCCGGGCAGTATCTTTACGCTGTCCGCGAAGCTGTCCGGTTCAGGGACTACCGTATTAGCACTGCGAGCAAGCGGCGGGGCCGGCGATTGGATAACACAACTGACTGTGAATCTCACCGCCACCCCCACTTGGCATTCCGTCACGGGTCCAATACCGGCTGACGGCGTGGGGGTGACTGCTTATGTAAGGCGACTTAATGGCACTACTGCCACCCAGGTTACCATCCATGCCAGGCAACTAGAACTCGGCGCCGAAGCCACGCCTTACCAAAAGATCGTCACCGGCACGGGGGATGTGTTTGCGCCGGGCAATCACGCCTATCAGCAAACAACCAGCAAAAAGCCCGTCCTGAAACGCACCCCAACGTCCAACGTCTATTGGCTGAACTCCGATGCCGACGATGAACTCACCGCCACCCTGGGTAATCTCGGCTCGGCCTGCACCGTGGCCAAAGCAGGCGCGGAAGGCGTGACCTTTACCGAAGGAGTGACCATCAGCTCAACCTACAACATCGCCCCGGCCTACGGATTTAATGGCGATGTAGCGATCTTCAACAGGGCATTGAGCGTAACCGAGAAGGCCTTGCTGACGCGTTATATGCAGCGCGGGGTGCCGCTTGTGAACAACGGGAGCATCTATTGATGGCCCTCTGGACCGACAGAATCCCGACCGCCTTTCCCGAGGCCATGATTGCCGATGCCAATCGCCTGGCGGCGATCATTGATCCCGATACCGGAGGCGCACTGACATTCTCGGCTGAGAATACCCGAGGCGGCTATGTCTATGCCGAAATCCCCTTGATGAGCCACTTCGAGCCCATCGTGCGCGAGCGTGACCCAGCCACCTGGCAGGCAGTGATCGGTGCGCTGGCGGATGAGAAAGGCGTCGAACGTCTGGATCCCGAAGTAGTGGAAACCCTGCGGGCCGCCATGCTGTTTGGCGCTGAAGAGTGCGCTGTCCTTGCGCTATAGCCTGCCCATCGCTGCGCTGTTCCTGGCCTCCTGCACGACGCCCATCGTGCGCGATACCTCAGCCATTGACGCTCAGACGGCGCAGTGTGCGACGGTTGATTGCGTGGTGGCCTTGATGGATCAGTTGCCGCAAGGCCCCGACGCTGACCGCTACCCGTTTATGGAGGGCCAACCGGACGCCAAGCTGGTGCCGATGCGCCAGGCCGGGACGCTCACGATTAAGCCGCTCAACCCACTGTGGCTGGCGACGGGGCTCTACGGCTACACCTGGCTGGAGGAGAAACCCCTGGGCGGCATGGCCAGTTGCGATGTGGAGTATTTGCCGGGGCTGAACTGGCTGTCGCTCAAGCATGAACTGGCCCACTGTCAGGGCTATGCGGATCGCGGTATTCCCATTCAGATCGCTGAGTACACGCCTGAGCAACAGCGGATCATGGCCAAAGAAGGCGTCCATAATTGGACGCAGACTTCGGTGTACAAAACGGGGATTACGCGATGAGCTACACCCAAGACAGCGACCTACTGGCCATCATTGCCGAGCGTATCCTGATCCAACTCTCGGCGGATGATCCCTATGCCGCCGCCCCGGATTGGCAGGTTGTCGCCGAGTCCCGCGCCTATGCCGATGCCCAGATTGATGCCCGCCTGCGGCAACGCTACCCCCTGCCCCTGGCCAGCGTGCCGCGCGAGCTCAAGGATTGGAGTCTCGCCTTGTCGCGCCACTGGCTCTACAGCCGCCGCCCCGAGGGCCAGGACCTGCCGCCGGCGGTGGTGGATGCCTATCGCGACGCCCTCAAGGCCCTGGATGCGGTGCGCGACGGACGGATGAGCCTGGCCGTGGCGGCCCCCGGGGGCGGCGAGACTCCGGCCCCGGAGGGCGCCCGCCTCCAGGTCGTGGCCCCGGACCGCCTCTTTAACGCCGACTTACTCGGCCGTTACTGAGCCGTTACCGCCATGGCCCTCGCCACCCAGGATTTCATCGACGGCGCCCAGGCGGTATTGGTCGCCGCCTTCCCCGACCTGGCGGTGGAGCTGTTCCCGGCCCAGCCCCAGGACTATCGCCTCAATCACCCGGTCGGCGCCCTGCTGCTGGCCTATCCCGGCTCGCGCTTTGCCGACACCACCCTGCGGGCCAATAGCGTCTGCCAGGAGCGCACCCTCACCCTCGGCGTCTCCCTGGTCGCCCGCCACCTGTGGGGACCCGATGGCGCAGTAGCCCTCATGGACCGCCTGCGCGCCGCCCTGCTGGGCTGGCGCCCTGACGATTGCCAGCCGCTGACCGCCATTAGTGACCGCCTCATCGGCGAGCAGGCCGGCCTGTGGTGGTACACCGCCGATTTCGCCAGCCAGACCCGCGTCACCGCTACGCCATTTACCTCCTGAGGCCGCCATGTCCAAGCCCCCCGCCCTGGTCCACATCATCAACCATCGCACCGACTGCCTGGCCTTCGGCCCCTACCGGGTGGGCGAAGTCTATGCCGTGGACGCCGCTACCGCCGCCCGCCTCGCACCGCGAGGCTTCGTCCCCGCCGCACCGATCCCGGCGACTTCCGCCCCATCTACCCCCATCGAGGATTAAGCCATGTCCGTTACTGGTTCCGCCGTCGTCGTCGGCGTTTACGACGAAGTGACCTACAAGTCCACCTCCGGCGTCACCTCCGGTCGCAAAGCCTATTTCACCGAGTGCAGCCTGGTCGCTTCGCGCAATCTGCTCCAGCCCAACACTATCAGCGGCGACCGCTCGCGCTCTCTGCCGCTGATTGGAAACCTAGACGTGTCCGGCAGCCTCAATATCGAGGTCAGCCCCGAGCAGGTCGGCCTCTACTTGCGCCATGCCATCGGCGTCCCCGTCACCACCGGCGCCGCGCCTTACGTCCACACCTTTCGCCCCGGCACCCTGCCGGTCGGCCTCATTGTGGAGAAGAACTGGGTCCCGGCTGGGCTGACCAGCAAGGTCGAACACTTCCTCGGCTGTCGCATCGGCCAGGCCACCTTTGACGTGCCCACCGAGGGACCCTGCACCCTGAATATGTCCCTGCAAGGGGCCAATTACGCCATTGCCTCCGCCCCCCTGGATGCCAGCCAGCAGGATGCTGGCCATACTGGCTTTGCCTCCAGTGATTGCACCGTGCTGGTCGGAGGGGCAAGCACCACCTGCGTCAAGACCGCCAGCATCGCAATCGACAACACCCTGGACGGCGACCGCTATTGCATCGGCGGTGGCGGGGTACGCAAGGATATCCCCGAGGGCTTTGCCGAGGTTACGGGCTCCATCACCGCCCTGTTTGAGGCCTTTACCCTGATCGACGCGGCCATGGCTGGCACCGATACCACCCTGGAAATCCTCATGAGTCGCGGCGACGGCCTGGGCAGCGCCGGCAACGAAAGCCTGTCCATCAAGCTCGACCACGCCCGCCTGGCCCTGGCCAGCCCGGCCATCAGCAGCCCCGGCGGTGTCGAGGTGACGTTTGAGTTCACGGGCTACAAGTCCGGGGCCACCGATAAGGGCCTGGTTGTCGTGCTCAAGAACGCCCAGGCCGCCACCACCATCAGCTAACCCGCATCCCCGCGCTGGTCAGTCGCGGGGTAGCCCGTTACCCGGTTGCGAGACCGGGCCGGGCGCCTACACTGACCACTTACCACTTACCACTTACCACCCGAGACACTGACCAACCACTGACCATGGATTCCACAATTAAAACTAACGATCTTTACGAACTGCAACAGGCCATCCTCGACGCCATCGGGATGGGCGATCGTAACGATGTATCAGAAATCACGATCAACATCACGCCGGAACGCTGGCCAACGGTGCGCATCGTGTCAACGCACGAGATTTCCGAAGGGCTCGGCAAATTTGGCTTTTATTTGTCGAGCAAGAATTACGTCCTGGTCCCCCAGGATGAGTCCTCCGAAAGCGACACTTTCCCAACTGACCAACACGAGTAACTGACCATGTTCAAAATCCAAACTGACCGCCAATCCTGGCTCACCGTCAAACTCCCCGATCCCGATGGCGAGCAGCGCATCAAGCTGCGCGTGCGCCTCATCACCCACACCGAAAACGCCCAGCGCAAGCACGAAGCCCTGGCCGAACACATCGCCCGCCTCCAGGAAGAGGCCGCCAGTGGCGCGATTGAAGGCGCCGATGCCATGCTGCGCCGTTTCGTGGCCGTGGCGGACAGCATCACCCCCGAAGCCATTGCCAAGGATCTGGACGCCATCGTCGCCCGAGTTACCGACTTTGGCGATATCGGCGATGCGGATGGCAACCCCGTCCCCTACTCGCCCGACGCCCTGCGCCAAGTGCTCAATCTCGGCTCCTGGATCGTCAAGGCGGTGCGCGAGGCCCTGGCCTCCTTGGACGACAATGGTCGCCAAAAAAACTGATTGCCTGGCTGCGGTGGCGCCATGACGCCACCCCAGGCCAGGGCCTTAGTACCTGCCGCGTCTGTATGGAAGGGCGCGGCGAAAACACCTGGTGCGGCGCCTGCGAGGCGGTGGAACTGTGGCCGGAGAACGTCCCCAGCGCCGATCTCTTCCTGGCCGTCGAGACCCAATGGCACCGCGGCATTGACGGCGCCCACACCAGGCTCGACTATGCCGGAGTCGCCGCCGCCATGCGGTTACGCGGCGATCCCCCGCGCCGGTTCGATGATGTGCAGATCATGGAGCAGGAATTCCTGGCCATCATGAGCCGGAAGCGGGCTAAAGACCCCAAGGCATCGGTCCAACCCTATCCCAACACCCGGGAGAGAATCAGTCATGGCTAGCGGCCCACTTACTGTCCAGTTACGGATCAATGCCGATGGCAGCGCCGCTATCGTTGGGCTGCGGAATGTGCAGGGGGCCTTAAATAATACCGGGCAGACGGCCAGGCGCACCGATACCGCCATGGCCAGCCTAGCGGGGTCGTTCAAGGGCCTGGCCCTGACGGCGGGGGCGGCCTTGTCGGTAGGTGCCCTGGCTCAGTCCTTCATCCAAGCCAATCTCGAAAGTCAACGGCTGGCCAAGGGCCTGACGGCCGTCGCGGGATCGGCCACGGCGGGCGCTGCTGAGATGGAGTACATCAGCAAGACCGCCGATAAGTTGGGGCTCAGTTTGACCGCTACCGGGTCGGCCTATGTCAGCCTGACCGCAGCCACCAAGGGCACCGCATTGGAGGGGCAGGCCACGCGGGATATCTTTGAGTCCGTAAGTCTGGCCATGGGCAAGCTGGGCAAGTCCAG